GGTTGTACGGTTAGTGATATTTCCACAGCAGCACTTTCATCATCCCAACTGTAATCTCCGAAGTTTGCTTCAGTAATCATAGCTCCTTTGATAATCCATTCTGAAACGATATCACCTACAGGTCCTAATACGTTCATAGTTAAATCTTTTTTATAGAAATCACTATAACCATCTCTACCTGTTACTGATTCGTGGTGTAATCTAACCCATTCCATACATGCTTGTGCACCACTTGGAGTAATAGGGTCAAATAACGTCATTGAAATTGTATTCCAAAGTGTTTTACCTTTTACGTATCTTGCAACGTTGATATGGTTCAATTGAACTGTACCTTGGGTTAATGAAACTGCGCCCATACCTTTAATTTGGTATGAAGGGATTCCATCTACATACAGTATAAACCTATTCTTTTGTTTTGGTTCGAATGCTGTGTAAAATATTTCGTTCGGGTCTAATACTGCCATTGTTATATATTTTTGTTATAAATATTCTAAGTTATTGTTTTTATCGATTATACATATGATAGGAGGAGGGTAGATTGCCTCCTATTTATAAACCCATTTAAAACCATAGGCCGTTTTTGAAACACCCGTTAAACAACAACTAATGTTACTCCTTTTAAAGTTTAAACTATATGTGGAAGCGTCTTCTATGCTTTTAAACTCACGTATTACATTATTGTCTTTGTCTAATTGTTGTATGGGTTTATATTTTTTATCTAGAAAGGATTGAGGTTGTTTTTTACCTAATTTTCCTTGAGATATGGATTTACAATGGGAAGGGGGTAATTTTTTGCCTTTTTTCATTTTACTAATTTTTTCCCCAAACCCCTTAGGTTTTGGTTTACCCTTATTAGCTTTACGTAGTTTGTCTTTTCTATTATTATCTATTTTGAGCCAGGGTTTTGGGATACCTATGGTAGAAATTGAAATTTTATTACATATGAAATCATATTTTTTCTTACCCAACTTATGAATATTCCACCCCCCACTAAAATCCACTAAATTATAAAAAGAATCCGATTTTGTGGCATTGAAATGTGTAATCCAATATGACTCTTGATATGTTAATTCTTCATCAGAGTAACATACTTCTAAAATTTCTTTTTGAAAATTTTCCCTACCATATTTTTTAATATCTTCCAATAAGAGGGTACCACTCCCTAAATAGTTGGGGTTATTATGTGAATCCTTACCTATATACTTTTTACCGTTAATAAGATTTTTTGTTAAATATACAATCATAGAAATATCCTTTTACATTTGTTATATATATGTAAAAGGATATTAATATTAATATTCTACTAAAAGATATTATGAAGGAAAAAGGACCCCTGTTGGTAAAACATTAAAATCTAGTATAATAAATTCAGCTGTTTTTGTTGGTTGTAGATAAATTTGACCTACTAACTCATTTCTATCAATTACATCCGGTGAATTATTTGTAGAATCCATTACCACTTTAAAAGCATATAATCCTTGTCTTTGTTGTACCGATTCTAAGTAGGGGTTTACATTTGCTAAGAAGTTGTTTCTTGTGGCATTTGTATTTTGTTCAAATACTAGGTTATCTGATACTTGTGTGATAAATCCTTTAAGTGATATTAATAACCTACGAACATTTACTCGGTCTAATGCACTATCTCTTTTCTGTAGTGTTTTTTGGCCAAATACTACAACTCCACTTCCTGGGAATGTTGCAATTGGATTAACATTAGCACCGTATAAAGTATCTCTATTACCTGATGTTAATCTTCTTTCTGCTCTTATTACACTTCCTAAAGCCCCTCTAAGTAAACCTGCGGGTGCGAACCATGGATCTGATGACGCATCTGTAAATGCGTAAACTGCAGGAATATATGTAGAGGCTGGAGCCCATACTATTTGTCCTGTCTGTGCATCTAACGTTTGTAACCACGGCCAGTAAGTAGCGGCATATGAGCTATCAAATGCACTAGCAGCTGTTGTAACTGTGTTGATTGACGCGTTATAACCCGCGACATCAATTACTGCTATACAATCCGTTCTACCTTGGGCTAATGTTACTAAACGTGTTGTCTGTGAAGGGTGTAATTGTGAATTTAGTCCAGGTGCTGTTATTACATTAAACTGATAATCATCTGAATTACTTAATAAATTGATTGACTGTGTGTAGTCATTAGGCGAAATACCTTGTACGTTGTCTTCTGTTATATTTTCATTAAATTTAGCTACACTACCATTCATAAAATTAACACCCACAGCACCACTAAATGATCCTGATTGAACGAATGGTAAACTAGAAGTAAATTCTGATTTTGCAGCTCCATTATTATCAAAATAAGAAGGAGTTGGTAAATTTACCTCTGATACAAAAATATAAGAGCTTCTTTGTGGGTAGTTACCATTTGTTCTTACGAAAAAGTCGGTACCATCTTGCTCTATTGTAGAATAAGTATCACCAATTGCTTTTGAAATATAATTAGGTGCATTAGGGTCTAATGATAGATTACTATATGTTTCCAATATAGCTTTCTGTGTATTTGTATCATTTCCTCTTCTTACTAATAGTGAAAACTGACCTGAAGAAGTGTTTACGGATGAGATCTCTAATCTAAGATTATTAGCAGAACCACTATCTAGTGTTCCATTTGCAGAATCTGCTCCTTGTTCATTATTCATTATTACACCCTCCGATATTGTTTTAATACTAAATGAAGGGGTGTAAGCTAAATCATTAGTTGTTAGGGTGTATTGCACATTAGTACCACCACCTACATTAGCTCCTAATGATGATGATTCCATTACTACAATATCTCCTACTTCATATCCTGTTCCTGGAGTAGTAATTGTTACACTAGTAACTATTGAAGTTGTTGCTGATGCTAGTTGTGGAGCAATTACAACTGTAGCTAATGCTTCTGAACCATTATCACCTACAATTACTACATCTGATGTTGTTCCTCCTTCACTACCTGTAATATTGGGTGTGTTAGTTATTGAACCTAGTAATGAGTTTGTTCCTGCTTTTAAACCACCATTTGTCAAAAGACTACTAACTGAAGTAATAGCTTCCAAAAAAGAACCAGTAACAACACGTGTTACTAGTAGAGATTGTCCTCCTTGAGCAAAATAATTTCTTGCGGATATAGAATTTAAGTAGGTGTACTGCTGAGATCCACTTTCTACGGATCCTCCAAATATGGCTTCATATTGAGAGAAAGTAGATACACCTGTCGGGATACCAACAGGTCCCATAACTGCAGGACCTATCACGGCTGCTCCAAAGGTAACAGGTCTAGAACCTATAAAGGATGAATCGTTTTCTCTTGTTAATACACCTGGAGATATTAATGTTTCTGCCATTGTTTGTATGTTTATTTGTTTTTGTTTGTTATAAATATTAAAAAATATTTCAAAAATTTACTCTATTGGAACAAAACTTCCATCTTCTAAATTTATGTTACCTTCACCGTATTTATCTTGTAATTTTTTACCGGTTGCTTGTTGTTCTTCTAATAGAGTTTGAAATTCTTTTAGTAATTCTGTTTTTTGGCGAGTTAAAATATTTAATTGTAATTCTATATTACCTAACATTAAAACATTTTGGTTGTTTTGTGATTGATAATCTTGAAGTATTTGTAACTCTTCTGGTGATAACGTTTGACTTTTCATATATAAACTATTTTGATGATAAATATGTAAAAATTATTTAAAAATCGATGTCTTCGATATTATTTACGGTTTCTGTTGTTATTGTTACTTTTGCTTTTGAATTGTATACTCGGGTAGAATTTAATTCTTTTTGTATAGTATCGGGTAATATATATCCCCTTAATTTAATATTAAATGTGGATTTTACTAGCCTATCCTTTCCTTGGGTTAATTCTGTAGAAGTGGCAAAACTGTCTATGAAGGCTCTAAATTGAAATCTCTCAGGATTCCCCCAGTAAGCATCGGATGCATACTCACATGCTTCTATTATTTTATTTAGTTGCTCCATATAGTAAGTTTGAATGATAACACTATACTCTAGAGTAACATAATCAGGTTGGGCTACTATATGAAATTTTTCTACTGGTTTTCTATTGTTTAAAGCACTAAAGTTACCATAAATATTTTTGGAACTAAATTCTTTAGACCATTGCCCATATAAGTTAGGCATATTGGCATCTAGTTTATTGGCTATCGATCTATCTTTAGTTAGAGAATCTCTTTTTATTACTATAATAGGAAGCATAATCGCCCCACTTTTATCTCTGTAATACCCATCACGCTGGAATGATTTCCATCTTTCAGGAGCACCATATATTATAGGTACTTCTCTACGTTCTCCATTTTGATAAACAAAAGGCTTAATTACATTCTCAAAATAAAAAAACATGGCTTCATCAATATCCTTTATACCAACCGAATATTGTTTAGTAGTATCATTTTTAAAGCTTATTTGTGACGACCTATTAATATTAACACCAGTTTCAGTGTAATTAGGGTTTGAAGGCATTATCGAATCATTGGGGTTACCTAATGATCCTCTGTTTTCTATTCCTTCAAAAGCTGTTTGCTTGCTGGTACTTAAGGCTAATTGAGTTTTTGGTATGGGTTTTCTAGGTTTTGACATTACATTCTTTCAATGTTAGGGGATATTGCTACTTTATCACTTGGGATATAATATGTTGCTACTAATATGGATATTACGTTACCAAATTTTTCTAAACCAGGGTTTAGTGGGTTTGGTGTACCATCGGAATCATTATTGGGATATTGTGGGTTTTTACCACCCCAATAGTAGTTAGCAATAGTGCCTTGCACTCCATAATACTTATTTTCGTATAATACAATATCTCCTATTTGAGGTTCAACATTTGCATCTACTAAATCATCTCTAAAAAAATAAAAGCTAATGCCTTGTTCAAATTGTACACCTTCTTCTCCTCCTGAATATTGTTGATCCTCTCTATCTATTAAAACATTAAACAAAAAAGGACCATTATAGTATTTTTCTTCGGATGCCTCTCCATAAAGATTTACCTTAGTTTCTTCTAATTTGAACTGATATAAGGCACATTGTTGGGTTATAATGTTCCCCATCAACTCTCTATTAAATTTTCGTATAAGAGAAACGTCTCTTTGTCCCGTAAACATTGCGCACATACTATCCTATAAAAATTGTGTAGGGAACTTTTTGCAATTCCAACATTTTTGATTCTCCTTCTTTAGCTCTTCTCTCTAATAAAGCCATTCTAGATGTTTCATCTAAATAAGTTCTTAATCTTTCAATTAAAGTAGATTTTTCAGAGGTTGCTGCTGCGATTAAATCTGATTGATTTAATGTTACATCTGAATTAGGGATGGGTATAGTACCGTATTTACCTCTTACATACCCCAACATTTCTTTGGATAAAGCTAAAGTATACTCAAATATCCATTGTCTACCAACGGAATTAATTTGATTATAGTTAGGATTACCATATGGAGAATTTGATACATTAGTAACGTTGTTGGGTGTTTGCTTAACCGCACCCGTAATTCTTTCATCTCTTAAGATATATTCAAACCATATTCGAGAATCGGTATTTTCACTAAAAGAAAAATTAGGAATTGGGAATATTCTTAGGTTATCATTTCTTATTTCGAATGAGTATTGATTCCTTCTAATAGTTTCACTCATTTCTATTTGCTGAATTACTGCTATGTCATAATTTAAGGGGGCCATTAGATAACCTCCTTCAGCTCCAAACCCACCTAGACCCATTACTCCAGAGGCTATAACACCCCCAAAACCAAAACCATTATTTGTCCCTAGGAATCTTGATGCTGCTGGGTAATTGGTTTCATAAAATACTTTTTTTACTTCTATACCATGAATATATTCTGAACCCGTAAGTCCACTAGAGGTCATGAATGTTGAAAAATTATAATCTTGTACACTAGAAGTTAAAGCAAACGAACCTGAATAATGTGGAACATTTCCTCCACTACCTGCTTCGGCTCCATATTGTTCAGATAACCTAACTATTGGCTCAAAGCTTGGTGTTATAAGTGCAGTATTTAAAAGGGATGCGGTTGGTAACCCATCAATAGATAATTGATTATCTCGTATTTTATACGCATAAATTTCGTTACCATATGTGGTTATAGCCTCCTCGAATGCTGTAAAAAATGACCCCGACTGTAATTCTACATCTACTAGGGGAAATCCCATTCTTTGAGCACAAAAATTAGCGACTTTATTTGCATCAACAACAAAATCGGATTGTGAATCATAGAAGCCAAATGGGGTTTGACCTGGTGCAAATGTACTTACTCCGTTCCAAATTGGTATGTTCATATTTTATTTTTAACTTAGTGGTTATTGCCTTATTATACATATTAAAAAAGGATAAAAAAACCCGACCTAAGTCGGGTTTAATTATCAATAATATACTAATTTTTAATACTATAAAGTATTTAAACCAGCTACCTGAATAGTCGCATAGAATTCTGGACGAACCATTTTCTTAGCATAACGAGTAAGTAAACCTTTTCTCGGTGTGAAAGTTTCTGGGTCATAGATAAGTGGAGTCATTATTAATGGAATGTAAGGTGCAAAAACCGCGCCTGTTTCCAAGAATTGAGATCCTCTAAATCCTAATAGAATTACGTTTTCAGTCATGTATGGGTTTTTGTACACTTTGTAACGTCCGTTTAATTGACCTACTTTTTGTACACCAAATGCATAAGTTGCTTTAGCAGCATCACCATCAGTATCAGCAGCAAATCCTGGGATTGATTCCATGATAGTTCCTACAGCTGGAGAACATACTAGGAAGTTTGCACCACCTCTTAATGTTTTCTGGTGGATAATGTTACTTAACTTTTGGATTTTAGTTCCTAATGTTTGGAACCATTGTCCTTGAGAATTAAAAAATCCTAAACTATCGTTAATGCCTCCCCCAGATGTAATTGATTGATTATTTACGGCAGACCATACTTCAGTTCCTGCTGCTGCATTTTCCATCAACATAGAAAGTATTTCTAAATCTATTTCTAGGGAGATATACTCACTCAATATAGAAGTTAATTCAGCCTCGGCATCTAAAGCATGGTAAGCATTTAAATCCTGTGCAAACTCTGGAGTCCAAACAGCTTTTAGCTTACGAGTTTTCGCTACAATGGCAGATGATTTCATCTGAACATTAATTTCTGGAATAGCGATTGAAGGTGAGTTTAGTGAATTTGGTTCTGGGTTATTGTCTTCAAAATCTCCTCTAAATTGATCTGTTGGTTGAATTTGATAAACAACTGCAAAATTCTCAGCTGCAATTTCTGCTATAGTAGCTTCTGTTGCTGCCTTAGAAGCTATAAAAACAACATTACCATCAACTTGCTTTGTAAAAGCGGATACTTGAACACCTGGTGTTCCTTGTTTGTAGGCATCTGCACTATTTCCTGGTACTAGTTGAAATGCTGCTACACCATCTTTGTCTACAAAATCTAAATCAGCTACTGGGACCAATATCTTCCAATATTCCTGGGCTTGTGCCGATGCTGAGAAGTTAGAGTCATAATTCATGTCACCCCAAGTAGCTACTGTGGCTACAAGACCAGTTTCAACTGACTGTGTATTGTTTACAGAATAACCAAAACGACCTGCTCCGAATAATCCACCTTCTGTTTCATTTCCAAATGGTGCTGTTTTTGCAGAAGCATTACCATATAAAGAAGATCCTGCTGCAAATGGTGTTTTGTCACTTCCATATTGGAAATCTAGGAAAAATACAAGACCTGAAGGTAGATTCATTGGTTGAACCGAAACGAATTCTTTCGCTGCGATTTGTCCAAATACTTTTCTTACTAAAGGCAAAGCAACACCAGCCCACTGACCACCTGTGTTAACAGCTGTTTGTGATTGGAATGTACCTGATGATGCAGCACCACCACCTGTTTGGGATGATTCTACTACCAACTGCTTAGCTTGGCTTTCTAATATGATACTCATGTTAGTTTTGTTGGTGCCTTCTAGACCTTCTAGAAGACCTGTTTTTGCCCATTTTCCAGATAATCTGGCCGCATCAGACTGCATAGTATGATATGGGTTTGCGCTTTCTAATAATGAATTTAAGCTCATGTTGTTTGTTTTTTAAATTTTAAATTGTTTTTTAGATTAATCCCGCTAGCTTACGCATACGATCATATACCTCGTTTGATTCTAGAATTGGTTTTCTACTAGACTTTGGTTCTAAACCACTAGCCTTTGAAGCTAAACCTCTTCTAACTGATTCATTAACCCTTGAATTTGTAGTAATATTTACAATACCTTCATTTAATGTTTCATAAATGGCTTTTGCTTGTTTAACATCAGTGGCATTATCAAAAGCTTTTAATACCTTGATTTTTTTACTTTCAGTTAGGTTTTTAGCTTTAAAAATTTTATTAGTATAAAGCAATTTAGCGTTTAAGAGATTAACTTCTTGAAGTTCTTGTCTAAGTTCATCCATTCCGTCCATTTCTTCAGCACGTATTGCTGATCCTGCGGCACTACCTAATACTTCTAAAGCTTCTTTTGCTTTTTTAGCCATAGGGCCAGCAGCATCTACCAATTTTTTTAGGCTACTAACTATGTTTTCAAAACCTCTTGCAGCGGCATCTGATCTAGCATCCTCGCCTAGTTCAGAATCTTCATTGAGTATTTCATCGATTTCTACATCCATATCTTCCATGTCATCCATGTCTTCCATGTCTTCCATATCTTCGGATTCAAAATCGTCTCCGGGCTCAATTTCTCCTGATGCTACCATATCCTTAATAACATCCTCTATAAAGGATTTAAGGTCGTCTTCTGATAGGTCTTCAAGATCAACATCCTCGTTGTCCATATCCATATCATCGTCTCTCATATCATCTCCCATATCCATATCCATTTCTTCTTCCATTTCTTCACCATCCATTTCCATTTCAGCTAATAGTTCTTCAAGGTCAAAATCTTCCTCTTCGCCTTCTTTAACTTTTTTGGTTGGTTCTGGTTTTTTCATGTCGTCTTCATGGTCCATCTCTTGCAGTTTAGCAGATAGTTGGTTTTTTAAATAGGGGGTAAAAGCTTCCTCTAGGGCAAGTTTTGCATTCGCAATAGCGGTTTCTTTAACTGCTTTAGCATCGGCGATTGCTTCTTTTAACAAATCTCTGTTGTTTGTCATAATAATCTCAAAATTTAGTTTGTGAAATACGGTTATTAAGAACCGTAATAGAAATAATATTTACTTAACATCATATAAGAATAATCATGATGTATTACAGTCATACGTATGTGGTAACTTATTAAGAACACAAAAGACGCTAAAATAAGCGTCTAATGTTTCTAATCCGTCGGTAGCGTCCGAAGAAAAGTATTTATCTAATAGCTTGATATCGAGGTAGTTCTTCTTTAATTTTTTCTAATTGTTTATAACTTGAAGTAAATAGTCTTTTTATTGGGGGTGTATTGGTATAATATTCCCCAAAAAATTTAAGTAAATCTACTAAAGTGTTATCTTCTAAAACTTGGTTTAATTCTTTCTTTTTTTTATTAAGGAAAGAAGGAATATTTTCTTCTCCAATTTCCCCTTCCATTAAGTACTTTCTAAAGGTGTTAAATTCTTCCATAATTTTAATTTATTTTATTTTATTTTATTGTTATTTTACTACCTTTTTTTCTATTTTCTTGGACTGTTAAGGGTTGGGTATTTAGATAATGGAAATATTTAAAACAATCTTTTTCATTTTTAATTAAAACTAGGGGTTTTATGTGATCTACTTCCCAATAAACCCCATGATTACCCCAACTCATTTTTTGGGAAAATTGGGATTCTAAATGATGTTTGTATGTTGATACGTCACATCCTAAATACTTTAACCCTGAGTGGTTTTTGGTGATATTATCTTTTTTTATTACTTCATTAACTCTTAGTCTAGTAAGGTATTTTAGTTTATATATAGGATCTGTTTTTTTTCTACTCCTACTATATTTTATATTTTGTCTTGTTTCTTTTTGGTATTGATTCCATTTAATATTACAACAAGGTCTACAATTACTCCCTACTCCAAATCTTCCATTTTTACTAGGTTTAAACCCATTAATGGGAAGTTCTTTTTCACATACAGTACATACTTTATGTCCTTCCCTTAGATTTTCTTTTAACCTAATTGACTTTTTAGAATGGTAATGTTTGTTGTGGTGGGTGTGACAACATTCTCTACACTCTCTCTGTATGCCATCCTTTCGTGTAGAATTTTTATTAAAATCCTTAGTATTTTTTTCATTTTTACAAGTGGGACATATCTTCAACATATTATATTTTATTATACATATGTAAATGACTTTGAAAAATTACATTGGATTAAAAAATATTACAAGAACCTTTTGAACAAAGGATTTCATGGATTATTTTGTTTACTCTTGTATAACTATATTGAGGTAATCCTATGTCTTCTTTAATTAGACTCATGTATGAACCTGGGTTTGAGGGTGTAGACACGAAATCCCAGCAAAGTAGTTGGAAATCGTCTTGTACTTCCATTACACCTTCTTTTTCTTCTAATGAACCCATACCCCGAGATGATACACCTACTGTTACACCATTACCTACAAGTGCTTTTAATATGTTACCTGCTGGGGTTGGTAAGACTTCAATTTTTCCTATAATGTCATTACCTTCCCATCTATATCCACTAATAATATGTGATACATTTTGTAGATTTATTACTTGAGACTCTGGATGGTCTAATTCTCCCATAGAACGTCTTTGTTCTATTAATTCAGAGTAACGGTCCATTTCTCTCTCCCATAATTCCTTAGAATAATATCTACCGTTTCCGTTTTTAACTTCACAAGTAGCTAATATTCCCTCAACGATCATATTACCGTTTTCCGCGTTAACACTTTCGGTCAATACGGTAGGGGCATAATTGATTTTATGAGTTTCTATTAATAGCTTTCTCATGTTAATTTATTTGTTTACAGAATATTCTCCTGTTGAAGTACCTACTTTTTTAGGATCTCTTTCACCTGCAGCTCCACGTGTTGGGTTGTTTTTATCATTCCAACTTACGGCATCCATTTCATCAACACTATCTAAATTTAAATAATAATTTTCTTTTTCATCCTCACTTTCAAATCCACCATCTACATCTTCATCTACCATTTTAGTTGGGGAGTAACTTTTACCACATGTTTTTTCGTAGATTTTCTCCATTTGTGATTTCTTCTTTTCTAGAAGCTTAATGTCCCTAGCCATTTCTTTCAATTTAGATTTATCCATTAAATCCAACATATTTTCATCTTCATTAATACCAGTCAATCTATCTTGCTTTTCGTTAATATGATTAGTTAAATACTCTAATTGAGCTTCCATTTTAACTGCTTCGGCCTCGGCTCCAATTTCTGCCAATTTAGCATCTATTGAATCTTTTTTAGGTTTTTGTTTTTTATCAGATGCTGCTTTTTTCATAGTTTCACCCTTGTCACCATCTCCATCTAAATCTAGGAAGTCTGGTTTTGCCTTTTCATCCATAGGAAGTGGTTTTTCTTCATTGGATTCGGTATATAAAGAACTATGATATTGGGATCCTACTTCTTGCTGATTATAATCTTCAGCCATCATTTTTCTAATTTCTCTCCCGGACTGTGAGGCATAGGAATTTGAATTACCTGATGTTACTACTCCTCCTAATCCTTCTTTAATTAGTCTCTTGTAAGTTGATTCTTTTAATGGTCTCATTTTAGTATCTGTTTTTTTTAATTTATCACTATATCCGCTACCCCCGTAGGTTTTGCCTGAATTTTCGTATACTTCTGGTTCTGTATAACCTATACCTACCCCAAATTGCCCATTCTTTATGTAAGTTAGTGGGTCTTTTGCTAGGTTTTTAATTACTTTTTCTTGAGCCTTTTCTAAAGATAAAGAAGGATCTTCTTTAAGTTCAAAATATACACCGTTCATCATTTCCTGGGCGTTAACATTATTAATATTATCCTCTTTGGGTGAGTAATCATAATTACTCTTATCAATATTTTCTACAGGGTCTGATACTTTTTTTATATCCGCTTTGATTTTTTCATCCTGTTCTTCAGTATTAATCTTTTTATCCTTATTGATGGCAGGTTTTAATGATTTTGCTCTCTCTTCGTTAACAAAATTTTCATATTTATATTCCCAAGATTGTTTGTTAGGGTTAAAATCCTCGGATGTTAACTGGGATATAGGTTTTAAAGTAATAATACCACCTATATTTTCGTTAATTTTGCTTTTGCTTTTTAATATTTTTTCAGCATCATTATAAGAAGTTATGTTTGATATTAAATTAGGATAAGTAGACTTTGCCTCCTTTAAAAATAAATCTTTACGGCCTTTGCCTTCTTGGATTAAATTATATTGTTCCTGTAGTGTTTTCATAATAATGTTTTAATGTCTTTTATAAAGTCTTGAATTAAATCTGTACCTGTTACTACAGAAAAACTTTCTGGGTTTTCCCTGTAGTATTTTATTGTTTCTATTTTTGCTTGTCTTAAAGGTTTAATCAAAGATAATAAGTCTTCTTCTATTTTACTAAAGGCTTTAATTCTTTCCTCTTGAAATTTTAGTTTATCTTCATTTTCTTTAATTATCATACCCTTATACATATTAGAATATACTTTTAAATAGATTTTTGTTATTTAGTTTTGTTGAAAAAGTCATTATATGTTTGATTTGTGAAATCATCAAGCACATTATCTATCCTATCCTCTTCCTGTCTATATGTTTGGTTACTTTTACTTGCCTGTTTCAAATGTTGAATGTATTCCCCTGCACTATCACGTACCCATTGAATTATGTCACTTTTTAAAGAATCGGGGGGTGTATTTGCTTTAATATCTTTAACTATTTTCTTCTGTATTTGTTGTAATTTATTATATATTTTAGATTCAGATTCTTCTATAGATTTTTGTTTTTTAGTTAATTTAAAGGCATAAGGTGTTAGATAGGCACCAGCACCTCCGGAGGTTGACATTTCTTCTACGTCTTCTTCTCTTAAACCATATTTTAAATTTGACTTAAAAATATCACTCATGCTCTCACTCTGATCTACTGCGTTCTTGATTTCTTGCATTACCTGACCTACAGTCATTTTTCTACTAACCATATTTTCTATAGCTCTAGTAATCATTTGCCGGTCACCATCAATAGCAGCCTCATTAAGTGATTCATTCACCCCCACAGATTTTTTATATTCTTCTGGGTAGTTATTTCTAACGTGTGTACGTATTGTATCTTTTGTTAATGAAGATGATTTAACATCACCCACTTCAATTTCTTTAAGTTTGTATTTATATGCCATTAGATCTTTTAAGTTCATTTACTAGTTCATAATATTGTAACAAATCAACTAAATTGTTGTTATCTACTTTATCTGTTTTATTCAGTTCAACTAAAAATTTAGAGATTTCAGTTATTTTAACTTTAGTAGCAGAATCCTTTATGTCGTTAATTGATTCTTTTAAAGAATTTTTAAGTTCGTTTATTTTAGTATTATAAAAAATTCTTAAACCCGGGGTTGAATCTACAGAATTAATAAATTCCTTAAGTACTTGTTTTTGTTCATTACATAACCCATCATACTTTTCATTAAACTTTTCTAACAATATTCTATAGGTTAGGGATCTTATATCCTTATCATAAGTAATAAATTCTGCTAGTACTTCGTCATCTTTAGTTGGGGTTATTTCTTTTTTAGTTAGAAATTCTAATATTGTAATTTTATTAGCAATTAATTGGTCATTATTTACAACATTTTTAGAATTAACACCTTCTATTAAAGTATATAGGGCTGCTGTTTCTTTATAATTTTTAATTTGAGACCCAAAAAAAGTATTTAAATCATAATGAGATTTTATTTCATTAATTAAGTTATACTTTTGTCTTTTTAATGCACTCCTATTAAATGCCTTAGAATTATCAAGAGTTGTGTTCAAATATATAGAAGCTCTTGCCTCACTTAATGTTTTAGATTTAGTAATAGTTTCATATAACCTGTACTCACGACCTAATTCAGTTTTTGTAAAATAAGTTTTTAATAAGTTAATAGCTTTAGAATCTTTACCCGATAAAGTGTCTGATGTTATCTGTCTAACAAGCAATTCGAATAATATACCTGTATTTTTATACTTTGAGTGGGTAATCCTATTATTGTTCTTCATTTTTTGTAATTAAAATTAAATCTCCTTTTGTTTTTTGATTATTAAAGTATATTTATTTATAAATATTAGGATCTTAATCGAGATTCATCAAGTAGTGAAGAATCTGCTTTATCTTGTTCAAATATTAGCTGTTTTTTATCTAACCCTTTAAAGATGTCTTTATTCTTTAAAAAAGTAATTTTAGGATCCTCAAATTCAGACAATCTAGGTTTAGGGTTTCCATCATTTTTATCTGTTCCTTTCATACCCTTAACACCTAAAGGATCTTTACCAAAATTATTATCTTGTTTTCCTCGGTTAGTAATACCATCTTTAGGTCGACCCATTTCTAAATCATCAGAATACCCATCAGGTACATTAGAGGGATCAGACATTGTTCTACCTTTACCATATAATGAAGCTAAATCATGTGGGGTTCCGTAGGATTGACCACTTTCTAAAGGATCATTACCTTCTTCCTGTATTTGACCATTTCTAAATTTACGTTTAGAATCTTCACGAACTAAATCTCTATATTCCCCAATTTGATCTTCACTAAAGTGATAAACATTATCATATATCCAATCAGAAGGCACTAAACCTTGCTCTAACAATGTTCCTGCTAACTCGGATTTAGATTTCATTAGCTCAATTCTTTCTTGATCATAAATTATAGAAGGAGTTGTCATTGACAATTCAAAATTTGTTAAAGCTTCATCTCTATGTCCCTGTGTGTATAGATGAACTAATGCTATTTTTTGCAATTCTGATAGTAGTATTCTTTGTATTCTATCAATAGTACGAGCAAATCTAATATCCTGTTGTGCCAAAGTAGATTTACCTGCTTCTCCTTCCCCGTAACCCATAAAAGATTTAGGTACTTTTAAGGCAGCAAATAATTTTTCTCTTAGATATTCAACATCTGCGATACCATCGTATTGTAGGCCTGGAGTTGTTTCAATTTTTGTTGCACTGTCACTTCCACGAACCGGAATATAAAAATCTTCTAACATGTTTTGCATGTTATATTTTAAATTGTATTCTCCGGTTTTTTCATCCATCATAGGAGCACGTTTCATGTTTGTTATAGTTTTTTGCATAAATGCTTCTACTTCATTAGGAGGTATAGCTCCAACATTTACATAAAATACTCTTTTTTCGGGTGCTCGGGCTATTCTATGAATAAGCATAGCATCCTCCATTAAAGTATACTGTTTGAACAATTTTCTAGCGGGTTCAATATAAGATCTACCATAAGGTAAATAATTAACATCACCCACCATTCTAAAATGAGCCATTTCGTAATTATCATATACTATACTACTTCCATCATCATCTAAACCACGGGAGCTTGCTGTTCCATAATATCCACTAGAGGAAGCACCAGAAAAACCTTCAGGATTCCATTTAAATCTTACTTCCGAGGGGTTATCAGGATTTGACCCTTCAACCCTTTCAATATGATAGGCGGTATAGGGTATAACATTATAAACACCAAATTTTTCAGCTATTTCTAACTTTAAAAAAAAGTCACCATATTTACACATCTGTCTAACCCACATCCATAAATTAAACTCTACGTTTAACACATCATAAAACAAGTTGTATAATATTTTCTGTGTATCTTCATTTGAACTTCTAATTTGAAGTACTTCTCCCATATCATTTTTAAGTGTGGATTCATCCGCTATAATATCAAGAGAAGAAGCCACAATAGCATCAGTATCCATTACATCATATTCTGAATACAATTGAGTCCTAAGGTACTGATAATTTAGATTAAATTGAGCCCCGTATAAGGAAGTTGGTGCCGAAGAATAAACTTTATTAAATCTGTCTATTACAGAGTTTGTTTCATACTCTCCGCTAGACTGAATGTGACCCGAATCTATGACTTTAATTTGATCTCCTCCTACATTTCGTATTACTACATCAGTAGAAAATAATCGTTTTAATTTGGTAAATACACCTTTATCTTCCATCTTTAATATTTATTATTCATTATTGTTTATAAATAGGGTTATAATAACCAAGTAATATCTTCAATACCCCCTTTATCATTCTTCATAGAATAAGGATTTACTACTTGTTGTCCGTATCCAGACCCATAACCCCCGTGATATGGAGTTCTATTAACTGTCATATTATTCAATGACTGTTTTGTTAAATCTATTCCTCTTTGTTTAAATTTTAATGCTGTATCTCTAACATACATCCCCATTCCAAATGCCATTACTAAATCATCATTATATCCACCTTGAGCCTCTGCTCTACCATTTTTCCAAATAAATACTTTCATTTCTTCAATCAATCTTTTAGATTGAATTGTTACTCCCTTGTCATTAATGTATTCTTGAAACTTACCTATTACCATAGGTCTTGTTTTTGAAGACATAGTAAAACCAGCTACTAATTTTGAGTTATCTTGATATTGATCAAAATACGAATCAGCATTGGTTTCTCCACTCCTTTGTGAATAATAAAGATTAGAATAATTTCTATCTATCGCTACTTGTATAGTTGCCCATCCTATATTAGCATTTTCTATTACAAGTAAGGCTTCATTATATTCAGTAGCTAAACCAACTAATAAATGTCCAAATTCCTTAGTACCTATTTGACCTTTGTACTCAGCAACTTGAACATTATTTTCAATATCCATTACGTGGCAGGTAGAAAAATCTTTTCCATCCCCACGAGCAACATCCGCTAGAACCATATAGGATCTTGAATAGTCAGCATTTTCCCAAACCCATAGGTTTTGGTCTACACCCCTACGTTCTAAAGGATCTTTAATAAATGATTTTTCGTAATATTCTAAATGTTCACTGTAAAATACAATATCACCTGATGTACTGAAGTCACAATCACATTCTTGTGCTGCTAATCTAGGGTCACCTAATAAGTTATCTTGAGCATCTCTCCATGTTTGGTTTCGTTCTGGGTGAACATACCATGGAAGTTTAATTGGTAAGAAATCGTTTTCTCCGGATTCTGCTTTAACCCATGTTTGATGAAACCAATTACCAGTACCATATGGGGTAGATAGTACAATAGCTCCACCTCCCGTAGCTAGAGTTTGTTGTGCAGAAGCCCACGTTTCTGCAATATTATCAATGAAGGCTGCTTCATCAATTATTAATAAAGATACTGCCTCTGAACGAGCAGCATCGGCGTTTGAGGATTTAGCTTGGATTTTTGACCCATTAGTCAATCTAAGAGATAATTTATTATTTTCTACAGCATCTACCTTTAACCATGATGGTAGATTATCCCACATAAACTGTACCTTGCTAACTAAATTTCTTGCTGTTGCTTGTGTTGTTGCAAGTGCTAGTATGTTTTTATCCTTATGGAAATTCATTAACCAAAGACCGTAACCTGAAACCAAGGTTGATATACCTAGTTGTCTAGATTTTAAAATAGCACTATAATCGTTGTTTTGAAGTAACGTTAGTACCTTTTCTTGAAATGGGTACAGATTAAACTGTATGCGACCACGTTGTGGATGTTGTATATAACAATACTTACGCATAAAATATACTGGGTCTTGGCAGCATTTAAGATATTCCTGACGTATTATGTGTTTTATATCACTCATATTATTTTAATAAGTAGATTGTACCCACAATTGCTATAATACCTACCCCTCCTACTAATCTGGTTTTAAATTTTTGTTTTCTTAATGAGGATTTTAATTCTTCATTTAAACTCTCTGCTAATTCAAATTGAGATTTGTTAAGTAACAATATGGAGTTGTAATTATTTACCTGTTGCTCAAAATTACTAATAATACTATCTTTTAAAACAATTTTATTTTCTAAAAAAATAACTTTAGTTGAAATTAATAATAATTCTTCTTTAAAACTATCACCCTTTATTAGGTCTTTAATTACTAATCTTACTACTGGTTTTTTTAATTGAATCAAGGTACTGTCCGTAACGATTTGTGAAGAACATATTAAGTTCATCATCACTAAAAGAATCAACATTGTTAATCTTTTCATTAGTTTGCTTTTTTAAAGTTATTATTTTTTCATCTTGTAAGAGTATTGATTTATCTAAATCTATTACTTGTAAATTTAAAACGTCAATTTTATTTACTAGGTACTTGTTTGTTTTTTGTAATGAATCAGATTTTGCCTTTAAGATATTTATTCTGGATTTGTATTCATATTCACTACTAGTAGGTTTGTTTGGGGTAAAATATAACACATAAATAAGAGATAAAAATATTGCAATTAAAACAATATAGAGATTTCTCTTTTCCTTATAAGGTTCTTTATACCACATCTTTTTCTAACTTAGCTACTAAGGATTCTAGTTCTTTTTTCTTTACTGTTTGTATTTTTAGCTGGTCCTTAATTTTTTCTTTCTCAACACCTTCGGCACTACTATACTTACGAGCTATTGACTTCATTTCGGTAGTAATATCCTTTAAAGCTTTTACAGCCACATCTAGTTTTTTACTCTTACCACGGGATGCATTTGCAGACTTGATGGCTGATTTTTCATCATCATCATCTTCACTCTCATTTAACCCATAACTACCTGCTGCATCGGTTATTCCCTGAATGAATCCCATTTTAAAATACTTAAAGTCAGGTCTATTTTTAAATCGGGATTTTATACTTTCAAAGTATTGTTCTCCTTCTTCATATCCCATTTCTTCTAAATCAGCGAGTCCTATATTTGCTTCTTCTATACCTGCTTCATCTTTGGCTTTTTTTAAGTCTTGAAATGCTGTAGTTAAATCATTAGTAGATTTAATAGCATCTTCATTACTTTCAGATAATGAAGATAAAATGTTCTCTTTAATGTAGTCTTTTAATTCGGATTTTTTCATTATTTTAATATTAAGTTATGTTTTGTTATAAATATGTTACAACTCCATAATAGTTAAAATTTGTTGAATACGTTCATCGGTAGAACCCGATATTTTTTCAACTTTACCGGCTTTATGACCATGTTTTTTAACTAATGACACAATTGTATGATCAATTATACTTCTATAATGTTCATCTGTCTCCCTAACTCCGTTTTCTTCAACGGGAATACCTTCAGGTGATATGTAAAATATATAATCATATTCCCTAACAAAATTACTAGCATATCTCTCAAATGCCTCTTTGTCTTGATAAGCAATTGAATTGGCATTAAGAGTAAAAGCCATAACGTCTAGAATTGTTCTATCTGTTATAATATTCTCATACATTAGTTCACTACAACGTTCAGCTAAGAATACGGTTTGTCCTTTAAGAGTTGAATCTGTATTTAATGGTATACCTAAAGACATTAAGTATTGACTTCGTTCGGTTGCAAATTTATAATCTTTAAATTGGTCTAATTCTTTTAAAGCATTTACTAAACTCGTTTTTCCAACGCACATTGTACCACATAACCCTATACGATTTGTTTTTCTTTTTTCCATATATTATAATTATACTTTTAGTTTCTATGATTAGCACCTTTTGGTGCTGGTTTTTTATACCAAGGTAATCCTGATTGTTGAGATATAGCTTCCCTCCATTCATCCTTTGTCATAGGTATACCATATAAAAAATATTCTCCTTTTCTAGTATTACCTTCGGGATAAAGAGCAGGACCAGTCCAATTATGTAGCTTACTATCCCAAATATAGGCAACGGTACCATCTACTTTTTTTAATTTTTGACTTTTAGGCCATTTTGTTGATTGCTTTTCCATAATGTTAATATACGAAATTTATTTTAGTTATCCAAAATTTGTTCAGCCACATAAATACCTTGACCTCCTGAAACCGTTATACCTCGAGCAGAAAGAGCATCTCCAACAAAATGAACGTTAGGATATTTAGTTAAAGACAAATCCTTATAATTAACTAGGGGTTCTGCTGACAGATATTTTACTTCTGGTACATATACACCCCAATCATCTTTTAATGTAGAAAATACTTTTTTCATATCCTCTATAAAATCTTCAATATACGAGTAATAACCCCCCATTGTTTCTTTTACATATTCCATACCTGCTTCATCTATTTGGGTAGCTGATACATTTTCACCTTCTGATGTTGTTGTAGGTTTACGTGTAGGACTATAATATAAACCTGTGCCTCCTATTTGTAATTTTTTAACTAC